CGAAGCCGGTTGGACGCATAACAAAGGAAACTTTACCTTCAAGGGTAAATTAACCACGGAAGATAATTTCAAAAAACACGGCTTACAGAGCGAGATCAAGTACACCTTTCAAAAATAATGCTTGACATTAGTCTCCTCTGGTGTTATAATTCATAGCATCTTAGGAGGATTCTTTTTATGACTAAAAACAATGTAGGAGGTGGTTTATGAGTTACGGATTTCAGCAGTTTGATGCTTCTGGCAACTTAGTACTCGATTCTTCGGCACCTGTAAAAACATTTGTAGTGTACGAACAAGCAAAGAGTATATATGTAAATGCCCCTTACACAGGTAGTACTGGCTATACAGATGTTACTGTTCCCGGAGTAACGTCTCAACAAGACCTGGATGATAACTACGTGTTTATTAGAAGAGACGGAGGAGCCTTTAGTCTCTGGGGAGCAGACACAACTCATGGGTATGCTTATCAGTCCACAAACACAGTACGTTTTACATGGCGTGGTACTTGTGAGACTTTTAACCTCTTTGGAGGAAATACTAGTCGACCGTGTAATAGTTTTGATGCCCACACCCAGCAGTTTGATATAATCATACTTGGAAAGGACTTATCTTAGATGGCTTACGCAATAGAAGTATATAATAGCTCTGGACAGACTGTTTTTGACAGTGAGCACTACTGTGAGTTTGCAGCTTTCACAGGCACTGTTAATGCAAGCACAGGAACAAGCGGGACTCAGTATAGATTAGAGGTTCCAGATTGGGCCTATGGGTGGGACAAAGCTCACGCACTAGCAACTCAGACAGTGCGGTGTGGAGTAGGCTCAGGCCCTGGCTACAATAGTAAGTTTGAAATGTCGGTGAAAGTACAAAATACTTCAGGCACCATGGTTAGCTTTAATAAAGGAGATGACATTAACTTTAATGGCGCTCATGTTGAGGGGAGAAACACAGGGACTTACGGGACGACCGGAACCTACCCTAACCTTGACTTTTCAAACTCTTATTCTATATATACATTCTCTAAGGATATGACAAGTATTCGAAATAGTGCACATAATCGTACTTTTACTCCTTACGAGGTTTCTACTAATCTTCCGACAGTTTACGCACGTCCTACCTCTTCTTCTTACTCAGGGCAGTTTTGGGGCGGTTTAACCTCTACTGGAGGACCTTCTCTTATAACACTTGTAAACGGCTCTGCAGTCTATAGCGATAATCCTGACTATGACTCGACAAGTAAAGTAAATAGAGCAGTATACATTCGTGACAGCCTTTCAGGTGCTCAACAGTTTGAAATAATAGTAGCTATGCCCGCATACTCCTGGGGAGGTGTAACAGGCACTAAAGCACATACTTCAGGCACTGGTACTTATGGACTTTTTAGTGGAACGGATACGACTAAAAAGTATACCCCCAATTCTTCTACTACCCAATTTACAACGTATGATACTAGAGGAAGACCCTCGAAAGCAGCTCTTACTACCTCCCAAGCAGTGCCCTCTAGTTTTTCTACTCTAAATGTGTCTCTGGGATCTCTTACCACCTCCTCTACAAAGAGATGGTGCAGACTTGATGGAACTGAGTTTTTCAAACAGGATACCTCTAGTGGATACCCGAACTATAATTGGTGGGGCTGGACTTATAATTGGTCAAGCAACAACAGCATATCACTAAGATTCACTAGCGGAGCGGATAGAGGCACAGGATATGCTTTAACTAATTCTCTTGCCTCAAAACAATTTTTTGCCGTCTCAGATTTCGGCTTAGGCTTATAGGAACTATTATGTATAAAATTAAAATAAATTCTCATGGAGTTATACTCACACAATACGGATCACAAGAAGTAGAACCAGTACATGGGAGTGTAGACTCAGAAGGGTTTACTTGGGTCGAGGCACAGCTTCCTATTGATGGCACTCTCTATTATTGGACTGACTCGGCATGGGAAGCCTGCCCTACTCGTCCTAATATTTGGTCTATATGGGAAAATGCCCAATGGGTTGAGTCCACGCAGCTAAAAGATCAAATACAGGGAATGGAGCATAGAAAGCTACGGACCCATAGAAACCACATACTAGGAGGCTGTGACTGGACGCAAATTGCTGATGCACCTCTGTCAGGGGATAAAAAGGCTGAGTGGGTGACATACCGACAAGCTTTAAGGGACTTCCCTGCCTCTAATAACCCTCCTACTACTGATTACACTACTCTGACATGGCCCACACCCCCTAGTGAATAGAGCACGCTACATAACACGCAAATATGGGTATCGACAAACACGTCTCGGTACATTAGTCGATGTGCGCGTCTAATAGCACCTTAAAAAAAGTTCTTGACAATTTTTCCCACCTCGGGTATAATGTAAAAATAATTGAAAAAGAACTAACTGAACTCAATAGGCTTTATATGAAACAACTATTACTTATTTTACCCCTTGTATTGTCCGGTGCTTTATACGCTCAGGATGATACTACAGATACAGACACTATTGTAACTGATAGTACTACTAGAAGTGATATAAACTCTAGCAGTACAACTACATTGAAGTCTCCGCCTCCGTCGGCTATAACACCGACAATGAACATATCAAATTCTGACCTTTGTACGGTAGGAGTTGCGGGTGCGGTACAGACCCAGATCCTTGGCATAAGCATGGGAACTACTACTAGGGACATGAACTGCGAAAAGCTGAAAAATGCTAAGACTCTCTACGATATGGGCATGAAGGTAGCAGCGGTCTCAGTAATGTGCCAAGACAAGCGTGTATTTGATGCAATGATGATGGCAGGAACTCCTTGCCCTTATGATGGTATGATAGGCCCCGAAGCAAAAGCAGGTTGGGAGACTCACAGAGAAGAAGAGCCACTAGAGGAGAAAGACGAGAATGCAATGGACGAAACTACCAAGAAGACTTTGTTTGGCGTTGGCAGTATCCTCAGCTTGCTCGGTGCCTTACTCGTACTCTGAAGAAGTTTACGGTCAGGCACGTACCACAGCATATAACTGGGTAATGCAGAATATACTACCACAGCAAGCTGGTCTTACTGTGGGCACCGTTGTTTATCGCTATGAAGCAGTAAAGAATATAGATGACGACATGGTTGTTTATGTACAGAACGAAAATGCTAGTGGGGACGGCTATATCTTTCGAGAAAAAGATGATTGGTCGGGAATACCCGGAAACAAGATTTATAAAGTAATTGGTGTAGGCGATATACCGATTGAGGCTTGGGGAGACGGTTCTATACAAATAGAGGGTACGGGGTCAGTACAAGACCCTTCTGTGGTCTATAGTTATAGATACGACCCTTGCTTTGACCCTCAGTCAGACCCCTCCTGCCCAAACTACAAAATACCGTATGACCCTAATTTAATACCTGTAGTAGACTTTAAAGACCCACTACAGGATCAGTACATCCAAGAAGAGATGGCAAAGCAAGCAAAGATTGATGAAGAGGAGGCGTACGAGCGCAAGATGCGGATTAAGAAAATTGGCATAAATCTTGAAAAGATGCTCGGAGGTATAAACAGCAAGGCTATGGACGACCAGGCCAGTGCTCAGGAAACTGCTCTCTTCGCGATGAATTACATCCCCACTAATTACTTAGGTACTTTGAATGGGGGAGTATACGCCGATACGGTGACGTTGGTAGACGGTAATATACCAAACAACAAGAAAGCAAGAAAAGCGGTGTTCGCTCAACAATTGCTTCATGAACAAATGGTAGAAGCCCAGTACGACTAATTATCTACCGCAGCCGACTATAAGTCGCATACATGGAAAAAATATGAAAAAGTCACTCCTTTTGTTAGCAGCTATACTGCCCTTGCACGCAGTAGCTAATGTACCCATCCAGGGAACCGTTGAGTCTAAGTGTGTAATTCAGACAGATACTTCTGGTATCTACGGCAACCCTAATCCAAGTAAGCTAAGCACTGATGCAACCGATGGAGGCGTACAGCCAATCATTCGTTATGACATCTTAGCTGCCGACCACTATAAAGCAGTACTTACCTACCCTAACTCTTTTTCCTCTAGCCCAGTGTTGGAAGACGTAGTAGATTGGGAAGGAGATGTTACTGTAGGTCAAACGTCAGAAGCTGGCATGGCTGCTTTTGAAACAGACAAGGTAGAATACAACAATACTGTTGAGTTTAATCTAACCATGGCAGGAAGCGTATGGTTTGAAGTATTCTCTACTGCGGACTATGGATATGATAAGTCTTTTCCAGCAGGAAACTATACAGCCATGGTATTGGCAGAATGTATCGCGCAATAGCTTTTTGTGCAGCATTAGGTACGATTGGTGGGCTTAGTGCTCACCAATTTACTCCTACCTATCCCGAAATAGAAACTTCATACATTCCTGGAGTTAGTGTCGTGAACATGAGTATCTTTAACAGTCGTCAAGAGATAGACTGGTACTCTATAGGTGTTTACGATAGTAATTGGAATAGTATAGCATTCGCGAGCACGGACAAGCTCCTTCAACTACCCTACCTTGGGAGAAAAGATATATCTTTGTACATTCGTAAAGGTGACACCGGTAAGGTCACTTATATATGTTCAAAGTCAAAAACCGTAGCAAACCAAGCATCGCCTGCTATAATAACGTCCAGAATTTGTTCTAAAATTAAAAGTGAGACTAATGAAAAAATTAATAGCAATGATACTGTGGTTGGCTAGTTCGTTAGGCTATGCGGATTCAAGTTCTATGAACCTCAATCTTCCTAGCTCCCCACAGAGTTACGCATCTGATAGAATCAGAGCAGGACAGTTAGATTGTCAAAACGCAATTGGCTCCTCTACTAACGTAGAATTCGGGGTCGTGGGCTTTATTGATAATAATAGTACTAACCCGTACAATGATGCTTTTGCATCTACTATACCTACTACACGTACTCAAGATGTCGGTGTATACGCCCGAATCACAATACCAATAGGTGGGCCTAAAGAGCGAATCAACTGTAATACGCTTTATCAACTAGAACTAGAAAAGAAGCGCATGGAAGTAATGAAACTAAAGCAAGAGATAAATAATCTCAAAGCATTGCAGTTTGCAAAGGAATAATAATGGCAGAGTTCGAACTAGGTGGTATGACATTCAAAGGCGGTAAAATGATGGTTATGCTTACTGCTCTATCTACTCTAGGCGGGACAGCCTGGGCAGGCTTTCAGTTCTATGACGATTACATGGACATGAAACAAGTAGTTGAGAATATTGACACTGATGCTATCGAAGCTCGCAATACCCAGATCATACAAAAGCTTGATGACGCTATCTCTTATACACGGGATATCAAGTCAGGTTTACGAGACGATATTATATCTATCGAAAAGCAAGCAGACCGCGTAGAAGATAAAGTGCGTGAGTCTGAAGAAAAAGTACGAATAATGATTGACAAGGCAAATGAACGTTTTGAAACAAAGCGAGACTCCTTGAAATCAGATACTGACCGAGACATGAAAGAACTAGAAGAGCGATTAGAGGGGAAACTGCAGAGAGCCCTCGATAACCCGCTTGCAGACTAACCCTAGAAAAATATCTCTTGACAATCTACCTCTAACTGAGTATAATCTAAAACATGACAAAAGAACTAACCACAATATCCCCTGAGGGACTGGAGATCGCTAATAGTTATCTTCAATTTGGAAACATAAGGGGGGTGTGTGAGTACCTACAAGTAGGTGAAGCTCAAGTAGTTGAGTGCCTTAATACCCGCGAAGTAAAGCGTTATATTGATACTATTTACTTAGACATGGGTTATAGAAATAAGAATAACATTGGAAGTTTACTAGACGACATGATCGCATCTAAGCTTGAAGAAGCCCAGGAATCTGGTGTATATTCTAGTAAAGACTTGGCTGATCTACTACAAATGGCGCATAAGATGCGTATGGATGAGATCAAGGCGCAAGCGGATCTCCTCAAAGCAGAGGGCGGTAATATTAAGAACCAGACCAATGTACAGATTAATGAAGCTGTACCTTTTGGTCAAGGTAACTACGGCAAGCTGATGGAGAAACTACTCAACAATGGAACAGATGCATAAACTAGAAATGGAACTACGTACTCACGAAGTACAATGTGAAGAACGGTGGAAAACTACTTTTCAACGTCTTGAACATATAGAGTCCACTTTAGGTAGAATGGAGTCGAGAATGGTAACCCTTGGTGGTACTATTTGTCTATTCCTAGCGGGTGTTATTATAACCCTGGTACAGATGCCAGTATAGGAGATATATATGAAGAAGCCAAAAAGAAAACTACCTAAAAGAGGTCAAAGAGCGGCAGGCAATAAGCGTCGTAGGGGAAAGAAATGAGTGAAGTTTATTTAAAGCGTGGTAAGTGGTGCGTCCGAGACGCAGACGGCAAATTAAAAAAGTACAACACTCAAGAAGAAGCCCTCGGATTTCCAGACCCTAATGCACCAGAGCTTATAGACAATAGAGATTTTGCTTCGCTCGTCTCAGCAGTACGTGAGTACTCTTCGACTTTAGAAGAAACAGAATAAGAACGAATGAGGTGTCAAGGGGCACCTTAGCTAGGCCCTTCCCGCTAATCGGATCATTTAACTAGGGCACGGAAAGAACGGAGAAACTATGAAATACTTATTATTAGTTATGGCTGTTTTCACCTTAGCCAGTTGTAATACATTTAATGCAACTGTGGACGGGGCTCAACACATTGTGAATGAGACTATCCAAGCTACAGGAGAAGGCGCAGCAAATATTACAGTTGCCGTAGGTACAGATATTTCAGACACTATTACTTATGGTGCTGATACAACTGCGAAAGGAATTCGCAGCGTAACTACTCTCAACAAAGCAACACAGGAGTAACTTAATGCCAGCTAAACGCAAAACTAAAAAGAAAGATTCACGACTAAAGAGAGCAGGGGTCTCAGGATATAATAAACCTAAGCGTACTCCAGGGCACTCTAAAAAGTCGCATATAGTAGTAGCTAAGGTTGGCAGTAAAGTAAAAACGATTCGTTTCGGCCAGCAGGGAGCTAAAACGGCAGGGAAGCCGAAGGCTGGAGAATCAGCAGCTATGAAAGCAAAGAGAAAAAGTTTTAAAGCTCGACACGCTAAGAATATCGCAAAGGGTCCTATCTCCGCAGCATATTGGGCTAATAAAGTAAAGTGGTAGATAAAGAATTCCATCCAGCAGATACAAACGGAGATGGTAAAGTCTCCGATGCAGAAGAGGCTATGTACCTTGAAGCAAAGCGTAAGGAGCTAGAAGACGCAGATGCAATGCGAGATGCACAACGTAACATGGCATGGTTTGCATTAGCAGGAATGCTATTATATCCCTTCGCTGTAGTACTAGCTAGTCTCGCGGGGCTAGACGAAGCACAGAAAACTTTAGGCTCTATGGCCCCCACTTACTTCGTTTCAGTAGCAGCAATTGTAGCGGCATTCTATGCCAAGGAAGCAATAGGAGGCAAGAAGTAATGAGTTTATACGCTAATATCAATAAAAGAAAGAGGAGCGGTAAGAGTAGAACAAAAAAGAAGTCTACTATCTCTACAAAAGCATATCGCTTTATGCAAGCGGGCTTTAAGAAAAAGAAGAAGAAAAGCAAAAAGAAAAGCAAAAAATAAGAGGCAGTAATGGCAGTAGAAATAAGTAGAAGAGACGTAGTCTCTCATGAAATAGTCGATTTAAGCTCTGAGACAAAGTTCCTAAAACTTCCAGTAGCTCCTTATATGGAGTTACTAGGAATCGAACCTCTACCTTCCCAGGTAGCGATTATTAATGCTATTAATAATCCCAAGTACCGTTTTGTCTGTGCCGCTGTCTCTCGGAGGCAAGGTAAGACGTACATCGCAAATATTATTGGACAGCTTGTGTCTCTAGTGCCAGGTTCCAATATTCTAATTATGTCCCCTAACTACGCTTTGTCTCAGATCTCTTTTGATCTTCAAAGGAATCTAATTAAGCATTTTGATTTAGAGGTTACGAAAGATAACGCGAAGGACAAAGTTATCGAAATCTCTAATGGATCTACTGTAAGAATGGGCTCGGTTAACCAAGTCGATTCTTGCGTAGGTAGATCTTATGACCTTATCATCTTTGATGAGGCAGCACTCGCTGACGGCAAGGACGCCTTCAACGTTGCACTTCGACCCACACTAGACAAACCTAATTCTAAGGCGATCTTTATATCCACGCCACGGGGACGTAACAACTGGTTTTCCGAGTTCTTCTACCGAGGGTATTCTGATGATTTCGCAGAATGGTGTAGTATTCGAGCAACTTATCTTGATAATCCTCGTATGTCGCAATCGGATATTAACGAAGCACGAAAGTCTATGTCAGATGCAGAGTTTAGGCAGGAGTACGAAGCCGACTTTAATACTTATGAAGGACAAATTTGGAAGTTTGACTTTGAAAAGCAAGTTAAGGACTATAGCCAGTTTGACACTAGTAATATGGATGTGTTCGCGGGGTTAGACGTAGGTTTTAAAGACCCTACCGCCTTGTGTGTAATTGCCTACGATTGGGATAACGATCAGTTCCATGTAGTTGATGAATACTTCAACGCTGAAAGAACTACAGAGCAACACGCAGCAGAGATACAAAAATTAATTGAACGATGGGATATTGACTATATCTATATTGACTCTGCAGCACAGCAGACTCGATTTGACCTGGCACAGAACTACGACATTAGTACTATTAACGCAAAGAAGTCTGTCATCGATGGTATCGGCCATGTGGCTACTATAGTTGACAATGGTAGACTGTTTGTAGATCAAGAAGCGTCCCAAACTCTTGCTTGCCTAGATGCGTATCAGTGGGATCCGAACCCTAACCTTGTACGGGAAAAGCCCAAACATAACATGGCTTCACACATGGCAGACGCACTTCGTTATGGACTTTATTCGTTTATAACTGCAAACGTTACGTTCTAATGATACCTAGCCAAAAATAGTTATTGACAAGTCATCCTAAAGTCGATATAATTCTTCTAATGAAAAATCAGGAACCAAAGCAAAAATGCCTAAGCTAAAACGTGATGTAGTCAAATATGTACGAGATAAGGCAAAGTCTAAGTATGCGAAAGGTACCTCCTGTGAGATTTGTGACGAGACAGAGCAGCTTGACTTTCACCACTTTTACAGTTTGACGCCCTTGTTAAATCAATGGCTCGCAAAGAACAAACACAATCCCGAGTACATTCAGTCTCTTCGGGATGACTTTATTGAAGAACACCATGCTGAGTTATACGATCATACAGTTACTATATGTCATACTCATCACCTACTACTTCATTCAATTTATGGTAAGGATCCGGCGCTAGGGACTGCAAAGAAACAGATGCGTTGGGTACAGATTCAAAGAGAAAAACATGGCTTGGTATAACAATATCTTAGGAAGAACCGAAAAGCTAAACCCAGCTCAGTTTCATGACGTTGGTAATAAGGAAAGCTCCCGTGAAGACACTCTAAGCTATGAAAGAGCTTATGAGCAATTAGAGATTGTTAATCGCGGTGTAAACATGATCGTAGATGATGTTGCAGAGATTCCTACTATTGTCAAACCTCATACTAATACTAAAGGTGTGATTAAAGGCATTAAGCGTATTAAGGTAGAGACTCTGTTAAATAGAGAACCCAACCCTTATCAGGATATCAACTCTTTCCGTAGAAACCTTGTTACAGACTTTATTATTGATGGCAACATCTTCATCTACTACGATGGAGCACATATGTACCATCTTCCTGCGAGCAACGTTATCGTTCACGCAGACGAAAAGACGTATGTTAGCCACTATAGCCTAATAGACGTAGACTTTACTGTTGACGAGATTATCCATATTAAAGATAACTCTTTTCACTCTATCTATCGAGGCGTTCCTCGCCTTAGTCCTGCAGCACGCACAATGAATCTTATTTCTTCTATGCGTAAATTTCAGGATAACTTCTTTAAGAATGGTGCTGTTCCCGGCCTTGTACTCAAGTCGCCAAACACACTTTCTGACAAAATTAAAGACCGTATGATCCTAGCTTGGCAACAACGCTATA